TTGCTCGTTAATGATACGATCAAGTAGCTTGAAGTCATTGCCCTTCTCAGGACGGTATAGGGATAGTCTTGGCATAGTAGTATATTTATAGGTAAATAATAGCATGAGCGACTTAGAAAACGAAAAACAAAAAGTAGTTGAATATATCAAAACCTTTTTAGGTGATGGTATGGTTGACGTAGAACTAGATCCTAAACATTACGATCAGGCTATTAACCGTGCGTTAATGAAATACCGTCAAAGAGCGGCAAACAGCACAGAAGAAAGCTACGGATTTTTAACCCTAAAACAGAATATCAACGAATACACGCTAGGACCCGAAGTAATGCAGGTCAGGCAGGTTTTTAGACGCAGTATTGGTTCACGTTCAGGCGGTGGAGACGGCGGTAGTCTATTTGAACCGTTCAACCTAGCTTATACAAACACCTACTTGCTAAGTTCTAGCAACATGGGCGGTCTTGCCACATACTTTGCCTTTGCTGGTTACCAAAAACTAGTTGGTAAAATGTTTGGTAGTTTTATCAACTTTGATTGGAATTCGACAACTAAGAAACTGCGCATTAGTCAACGTCCGCAGGGCGAAGAAAGTGTACTGTTATGGATGTACAATCATAAACCTGATTTTACTCTGTTCCAGGACAACTACGCAGGCATATGGATCAAAGACTACGCACTGGCCAACTGTAAGATCATGCTTGGCGAAGCTCGTGAAAAGTTTGCTCAAATTGCCAGCCCTCAGGGTGGCACAAGTCTAAACGGCGCCCAACTCAAAGCAGAAGGCAAAGCCGAAATTGAAACCCTAGAACTAGATCTTATCAATTACAAAGATGGCAGCGAGCCGCTGACCTTTGTGATTGGTTAAAATATTCTTGACCTTGTAATAAAACTGCTATATACTAGCGTTACTATTAGGAGACGCTATGATCATAGGTGTGTGCGGTTTTATTGGGTCCGGCAAGGATACTATTGCCGATTATCTTGTCAACTTTCACGGTTACCGACGCGAATCGTTTGCCAACAGTCTAAAAGATTCAGTAAGCATGGTTTTTGGTTGGGACCGAACCATGCTAGAAGGACGTACTACACAAGCCCGAGAGTGGCGTGAACAAGTAGATCCGTGGTGGGCAGAACGTTTGAATATGCCCAATCTAACTCCACGCTGGGTACTTCAATATTGGGGTACAGAAGTATGCCGCAAAGGCTTCAATGACGATATTTGGATCGCCGCGCTAGAGAATAAACTGCGCAACAGCAAAGATCATATAGTAATATCAGACTGTCGTTTTCCCAATGAAATCAAGTCTATCAAGGACGCCGGAGGAATAGTTGTACGAGTCGTCCGTGGGCCTGAACCAGAATGGTATGAGGCTGCGATCAGTGCCAATCGAGGACCAGACGGCAATGTAACCTGGTCCACTAGCAAGCGTGTACTAGAAACTGCTAAAATACATGCTAGCGAAACTGCCTGGGTCGGAACCAAATTTGATGCTATCTTAGACAACAATGGTAGCATTGACGATCTTTTTGAGCAGACTAAAAATCTGGTGTCAAATCGCCCTGTTTCCATTTAACTCCTTCTCTATGTAGACTGCGTTGACAGTTGGCGCACACTGTCTTGAGGTTGTTGGGTCTAGAATTATTAAGATCACCATCAATGTGAAAAACATTGAACTGCTCTTTGTTCTTGCTTTTGAAGCCGCACTTTTCGCATTGATCCTTTTGTCTGTATCCTGCTAGATACCATTTAGGAAGACCTTCTGTCAGTCCTCTAGCACAATGGTCACACTTTGACCTGTAGTATATCCTACCTTCTTTGCGATAGTTGATTGCCACTGGCCGTTTGCCACAGCTTTTGCATAGTTCTCTCATACCTGCCCTTTTTGTGCCCTTTTCATATGTATTTAACCGGGTTGTTTTTACCGAACCACACTAAATATAACAAAGAAAAACCATTTATGGGAGATTAACAAATGGCACTAAGTTCACCAGGCGTACAAGTTTCAGTTATCGACGAGAGTTTTTATACTCCAGCCGCACCAGGCACAGTTCCGTTGATCATTGTTGCTTCGGCACAAGATAAAAATAATGCTAGCGGCACAGGAGTTGCTGTTGGTACACAAAAAGCAAATGCTGGTAAAGTCTATATGATCACAAGTCAACGAGACCTAACAGACACATTTGGTACTCCGTTGTTCTACACAGATGTTGGTGGTAATCCAATCCATGGTGGCGAATTAAACGAGTATGGTTTACAATCAGCTTATAGCTTGTTAGGAGTAAGCTCAAGAGCGTATGTTACTCGCGCAGATATTGATTTGGGTCAACTACTGCCTCATTCAAGCGCCCCAGAAGGTCTACCAGTTAACGGTACATATTGGTTAGATACTACTTCAAATACCAGTTTTGGTATTTTTGAGTGGGATGCTAGTAAACAGGTATTCAACAACAAGATGCCATTTGTTATCGACAACGACAACATGGACATGTATCTAGGCAACGACGGGTCTACACCAAAAGCTAGTTTTGGTACAGCCGGTACCTATGCTATCGTTGCTACCAGTGCTAACATGATAAACCTATGGTACAAAAATTCAAGCGGTACTTGGGTTGAGGTAGGAACAAATACAGAAACTGGTTTCACAGCAGGTAACTCGTTTAAATCAAGCGTATGGCAAACAAGTTTCCCAGTAGTAACTGGTACAACAAGCATTGGTGACCTTAGTGCTCGCAACGGTGACACACTGGTAATCAATGGTCAAACTGTTACACTAAGTGGTTCTAACGCAATCGCAATGGCTTCAAGTATCAACGCTATCATGCGTACACACGGAGTTAATGCAACGATCGGAACAGGAAACGTATTGCAACTATTTGCTGACAGCACAGCGGCAAGCAATGGAGCAAGCGGAGCTGTTTTACAAGCCGCAATGGAAGTATCAACTGTAGCTCTTGCTAATACTGGTACAAATTATTCTGTTGGTCAAGTTCTTACAATTCCAAACACAGCGGGCGGAAGCACATCAAGTCTAGCTACAGTAACAATTAACACAGTTAACACTAGTGGATCGATCCTAACCTACACAGTTAGCGACCGTGGTGAATACACAGGTGCTATTCCAAATAGCTCAGGTGCTATTACCACTGTTAATACAGGTACAGGTACTGCCGCTACATTGAATCTAACATTCCGTGTCGCAGCCGTTAACGTAACAACTGGTGGTATTGATTATTCAAGCACAACTCCACCAACAGTTTCAATTGGCGGTAATGCTCAACTAGGTTCTGTAACCGTAGTCAACGGCGCAGTTACTAACGTAGCACTAAGCGCGGCTGGTAGCGGATATACAAGTATTCCTTCAGTAAGCGTACAGAATCCAGATGTACAAGATGGTAAGATTAGAATCCAAGTTGGTAGCACGGCCTCGATGCTGACTGCTCTAGGATTAACAGCTGGTATCTATAGTCCAGTTACTCTATTCCAAGGACCACATACACAATATCCAGATTTTACTACTGCTCCAAGCGGTTCTATGTATGTAAAAACAACAAGCCCTAACAAAGGTGCTGATTGGACAGTTAAGTTGTATAATGCCACTACAGACAAGTGGTCTACACAAAAGGCTCCAATTTACGCAAAGCCTGAACTGGCCATTTATGGTATTGATCCAACTGGTGACGGAAAAAATATTGCCGCTGGTCAATTATACATTAATCAAAACTATGATAACGGTACTGGTCTAGCAAGCTCTCCACAGTTGGTCAGTTTCCAAGTGTACCGCCGTAACTCTACAGGTGCTACAACAGTAAAAACTCCTGTAAGAGCTCAAACAGTTACATTTAACCAAACATCAACTTTCATAATCAAAGAAAGTCATAATGGTGGTTTCAGTGCTGACGCAACTATTACTATTCAGCCAGGCGATACTATTGAGAAAGTAGCTACCTATATCAATGACCCAGCGAATCTACTTGAATATACTTCAGCTAGTTTCGATAGCAACACTTTCCAATTGACAATTAGTCATTCACTAGGCGGTGAAATTCGTCTAAAAGACGGAACACACGCACCATTGAGCGCACTAGGTTTCAGTGCTTGGTCACGTAGTGACATGGGTGTGGAAACTGGTACAAAGAATTTATATCTACACGGTGATTATGATGTTGACGGATTTACATATCGTGCTTCTAACTGGAAGCCACTGGTATTTGAATCTAAACAAACTGCTCCATACACAGATCCAGCAGATGGAACACTATGGTACAGTTCAGTAGTTGATCAAGTAGATATCATGTATCACAATGGTACTACATGGGTTGGTTATAGAAATGCTTTCCCAACAACTGATATCAATGGTCCGATCGTAGCGGCAGTTGCTCCGACATTGAGTGGCGGCCATAGCGACGGTACTGACCTAGTTGACGGTGATGTTTGGATCGACAGTTCAAATGCTACTGAAGATTATGGTCAAAATATCTATGTTTGGAATGGTACTACATTGAAGTGGATCAAACAAGATCCAAGTGATCAAACAAGTCCAAATGGTTGGGTGTTTGCTAACGCTCGTTGGGCAACAGCAGGTACAAGTAAAGAATCATCAACGATCGCTTCGTTACTAGTAAGCAACTACTTAGATCCAGATGCTCCAGATCCAGCACTATATCCAAAAGGCA